CTAGTGTATTCTGAGTTGAGATCATCGAGTTAACTTCCTGCTGATAACCATCGATCATCATTTCCAAGTTCTTATCAATAAACCCCGCAACTTCACCCATTTGACGAAGCGTTAGCATGGCGTACTTGTTACGACCTAAAGCTTCAATAGGAGCAAACCCAGAAATAGCCGCCTTAATTCGCTTAACCAAATTCTTTTGTTTGGTGTTCAGAACTTTGTCCACATCTGGGCGAGCATCTTGGCTCAATGAGTAGTTCACTCGCGATTTACCACTTGGTGGAATTGTTGGCGGCGGGTTGTTCAAACTCGTTCTAATGTTGGTTAGCAGCTCCATCAGATCAGATTTACCGTAAGAAGCGAGCGTGTTAAACCCATGACGGCGTAACCAAGCTTTAATCTTGGTGACTAACTTACCCACGGCCGATTGAAGTTGGTTTCGCTCAGCTACGTGAGCAAGCAGCTCATCAAATAAGATAAAGTCTGCTTGTTCTGTTGAAATCTCATTGTTTGATACAGCGTTATTGGTCATATCAACATACTGAGACAGGTCAACACCCATACTTCTGGCCAGCTTGAGCACTCCACTCTTACCGCCAATCATATTCCTAATGTTTGCTAGCTCATTCTTGATGTCGTCACCAAACAGGGAACGTAGGCCATGGTGACCAACGAGTTCATGGAAAATGAATCGCTCTGCATGCTCTTTCGATGGGATCTTATCTGCGATTAAGTAGACCTTCTTAGACTCTGGGTCATAGAGACCGTTAACCTTACCCTCAACACCATCATTGAAAATCTGGTACTGAATACGGTGCGGCAGGTATCGCTCAGAACTGACCACTTCCACCATGGTTTCTGCATGTGCTAAGTCTGGTGAACCTTTGAAAATGTCTTTTACAAAAGCCTGAACTTCTTCTTTTTTCGGATCGCTCAGCACTGGTCTAACAGATGCGCGATAGAGGCTATATACAGAAACGTTACCCTTTGCATCCACTTCTGTACGAAGCGACTGCGCAAACTCTGAATAGGCTTTAGAAATACCCTGCTCCATTTCTTGGGCGGTTGGGTATGGGTAATCTGAAGAGTTGTTATCGGGAAGAACGTTCGCCAGGTAATCGTTCGTAATACCGTTGTGAGAGTTCTGTTCAATTACCCATGTTTCAAATGAACGAGCAACCAGTTCTACTTCAGTATTCCAATATGGCTTAGAACGATAGTTATCTCGCTCGCTTGAACGTTCTGGAAGTTTTGTCTTGTGAATCGCCTCTTTGATGTTGTTCCACTTCTCCACCATTTCAGGGCGAATACCTTCAATCGCACTCGCATTTTTACGGCCTGATACATTGGTACCGTCACCGAAATGGTAATCCAGCGCATGAAACCACTCATGAGCAAGTGATCCCTTTCCTGATACTTTCGTTAAGTTGATAACGAACGCGCCAGGTTCAAAGTGTGCAGCTGCTGCACTGCGACCACCTTGCCCGCGAGCACCAAAGGCTAAACCTAGTTTGCCACCTAGTGAAATTGCTCGCGTAGGAATGCCCATCAATCTGGCTAAGTCCACCAGCGAATCATAAGCATTGTTGAGATCTTGCTGGCGTCGCGCACCTTCAACCCAGTTGCCAAACTGAACACCACGGAAACCAAATGCGTTAGTGAAGTCTTCAGGAGTGACATTTCCTTCGCGTTCAATGATGCCATCACGAGCACGGTTTTCACCTGAACGAACTTGTTCCCTTGCATCTTTGCGACGAGCAATGACTTCATCTTCTAACGCAGTGCGGTTCTCATTGAGATAAGTCCTAGCCTCTTTGGTGCTATCGAATCCTGACTTCACTTCAACAATACGACTACCCACTTTAACCGCGATAAAAGCATCACCAGTGAATCGCTTGACGTAGATACCCATATCAACACGTTGTTTGGTGCCTGATGTGTTTGTTTCAGTGTCATTTGATTGAGCGCGAATAAGCTCAATTGCTTTTGGTGCTAATGCATCAATGGATTCAGCATCAATGCTATGACGACCATAGGATTTCTTACGCTTAAAGTTAAAACGCTTAGCTATGTTGTAGTAATCAGTTTCATAGTTACCCAAGGTTTCAATTTCATCGATCGTCAGTTCATCAGAGATTTTAGTTAGCAGTTGGCTCATAGGAGACTGGTGTAGTGACAGTGAATCAAAGTAACTGTCTTTCTCCATTATCGCTTTGGAAAGTTTGCGAACAGCATCAACGCTATCGCTCCATCGCTTCAGCTTAATTCCTTTGCGTGGCTTAGTTGGGATCATGCCACGAAGGTTAACCATCAATGCTAAATGATAGTTAGACACACCATCTTCAGACAGCTTTTTGAGATCAGGCTTAGGTAATGACTTTGATAGCGGCTCTGCGGCTATTTCAGATTGAGTCATGTCTCGGCTGATTGCATCGCCGAATTTACCCCACTCATGCTTACGCGCACCATGAAGCACTTCACCAAAGTCTTCAATCTTCTCTTTGGATTGGTCATCAACTGGCTTTTCTTCCGTATCTTTTGTTGGTTCAGCTGTTTCGTCTAGCTCTGGTTGTTCTTCCAGTTCTACGTCCTGTTCCGCGTCGTCTACTTGCGAAGTGGGTTCCTGCGTTTCTTCAACACTCTGCTCTTCACGTTGTACAACTGCTTGAGGCTGTGGCTCTTCTTGCATTGATTCAGGATAAGGCTGAACGTTAGACATCTGTTCATTTTGCGTCTCTCTCTGTTGCTTGATTCTACGTAACCGCTCAGTCATTACCGCTTCTTTGCTAATGAACTTATTCGCCAGGTTACGAACACCATTCGCCAGCTGGCGTTTAACCTCAGGCAAACTTACTGCGTTTCCATCAATTTCAAGCACGGTACCTTGAGAAGAATCAACAATATCACTTACTGAGTTCATAGCCTCTGTGATCAGGTTTTCCTTAAACTCAGTTGCTTGAGGTGAACTCATGCGCTCTTCAAAGAGAGCTTCCGCACTTTTACGTCTCGCCACGTTTTCAGGTTTAGCGGCTTCAATCTCAGCTTGGCGCTTTGCTTCTGCCTCAAACGCTTGCAAGCGCTTTTCGTGGTTCTGAAATTCAGAAAGCACGGCATTAGTATCAAAACCTTTTGCTCGTTGAATGCGGCGCTTCAATCGCTTGCTCATGCCTTTGGTTTTATTCGTCATGTCGGCATAATCGCGAATTGGTTTACGACCTTCTTCACGGAGCTTCATCGATGCGGGACGATTGCTAAAGTTAGATACACGATCACTAGCCAATCGGTTTAGCATTTCATCAGCTAGCTGCTGTTGCGGATCGACTACTTGGTCAGATTGCTGCTGCATGCGAACGGCGTTCATATCTCTTCGCGCAGGAATGCTTTGCTGGTTTAAATTGATATCTTGCTGAACATTGTCACGATAGATACGTTGCGCTGCTTCAGTAGGACCGGCACTAGGATTTATTGGCTGTACAGGTTGGCGCTCGTCTTGGTATTCCAGCTCATCACGAAGGGCAATGCCTTGCTCTTCACGAACGCGCTGCGCCGCTTCAGTTGGCTGATAATCACTAGGTAAGCCATATTTAGAACGAGCTTCAGCATCCATTCGCTGTTGCAAATCATCCTGCACCATCTCTTCGTTAGGCTGAGACTCGACACCCAATGTTCTCTGGTAGGCGGCATCCACATCCTGAATAAGCCCACTATCTTCATAGCGCTTCAATCGTTGGCGCAAGATCTGATCAGGTGCCAACTCACCACGGCGGTTAGCCTCAACACGGCGATCAATCGCTGTTTGAAGTGGGTCTATATTTAGTTCGGTAGCTTGGCGAGCCATATCAAATAGCTCGGCTTCAAGCTGCTCCGCATAATCTGGGTTGGCGTCAATATCAGGGTTTGACAGTTCACGAGAGATAGATTGATAACGATCAGGGTCATAGGCTCGTGCTAAATCCAGAACGTTTTGCTGCTCATTACGTTCAGGTAATACACCTTTTTCTTGAAGTGCTGCGCGGGTTGCTGTTCGTCTTGCTGAAAGCTCATTCTCTATCTTACGCTGCTTAGCACCGGATAGCGCGTCACTGACCGCTCTGTTTGAATCATCGAGGCGATTAAGTTCAGCGTCTAGATTAGTGTTTCCGGTGATCGGCTCTTCAACCGCTCGTTGTTCTGGGCTCAGTTCTTGAGGTTGAATGTCGGCTTCTGGTTGTTGAACTTGCTCAACGGGTACCACATCTTCAACAATCGCATTTCGATTACGGCGACCGGCCATAAACCCTTCTGCACCGTTAACCGTGCCACCAAGTACACCACCGATCACGCCTTCATTCAGCGCACTCGAAGCGACTCCAGTAGATATATCGAAGTTAGGATCGACCAAATCACGGTAAACCTCATTCGACACTAAGGCTTCAACGCCACCTTGCGAGGCTTCTTGTGTACCTTCAATAGCAAAGCCTTTCGCTAAACCACCTTTAAGACTATTTGAAGGGTTGAAGATATTGCCAGTGATACCTAACCCACGGCCACCAACAGCACCAGACAAGCCGCCAATGGTATTCACTGCGGTTAACTTAGGATCGTAAAAAACTCTATCCGCTGCTTGTTCAGCTAACGCATTGCGAGCAGCGACACCAATTTGCTCATCGCTATACTGTTGGTTGTTTGGGTCTTCACGAAGCTGCCAATACATCTCAGAAAATGCCGGGCTTTTTTGCAGGTCTTGAAATGACATGCTCTGGTACTTTTCGCGCTCACTATTGGCAATCATACCGTTACCAACAACAACGCTAACCGCACCGTTTGCTACTATGTCTTTCGCCTTTCCTTTGAAACCTAGCTTTGCTGCTTCTTTTGTCGCGGCAGTTTTTAAGGCTTGCTTACCTGCAGCAGTGGCGAGTAATTTCACTCCACCTTTCGCCAACGCACCACCAGCACCACCCGTACCAAGAAAGCTACCAATAGTACCGACACCTTGGCCTAGATAGTTAAGCCATGCACGACCGTTTAGAGCACCTTCACCAAAAGTAAGATCACCATTCTCATCTTCAGTAAATATTTGCTGAGTGAGAGCGTTCTGGCCAGCTTCAGACATTTCAGAGATCTGTGCATCTGCCCGTTCATTTAACCAGTTTCGCATTCCACCACCGTAGCCGGTTAACTGGTCAATAGTTTCGAACGTGCCAGCCATACCCTGATAGAAACCACGCTGAACACTGTCAACGAAATCCCCAACCATGCCTTGTTCATCAACCGAATCGTCGGGCTGTGTGCCTAAGTTTAAGCTGCGTATTGGGCTACGATACATTTTTTGGAATCCTTAGAAACAAAAAAACCCGCTCAAATGGCGGGCATAAAGAAAACCGACTCAAGAGAGTCGGCTAGTCATTGTTGGAAATTATCGCGCAACTCGCGCAGATTGCAACTAGGATGAATTATTTGTACTCCGTTCTTGAGCACTCTCCAAACTTAGTATCAAACCAAGACGCATCAACACATGTGCTTACACAGTTAAAGTGTCTTTTCTTATTTTCAAAAGAGTTTTTTGTAAACATATCTTCCGCAATTTCTTCACATTTTTTAGGAAATGAATCAACGTAACATCGATAACGACTACCGACTCCTTCCCTGCTCATACAAACATCTACAGACTTTTTAAGTGATTGATAAAAAGATTGCTCTTTTGTGAGAGAAGTTGATGTCAACTGAATATCTCTTATGGGACTTCGGTACGGAATACTAGATTCTGCGAATGAAGAAGCCGCAAAAATCAAAAGATAGACTGATACTAAAACGGATTTAAAAATTTTCATTTAACTACCACAGATACTATGAATTATTTTTCGGAAACACTTTACTTATGAAGTTCCATAGCTTGCTGTCTTCTACTGTTGGTGTTAGAAGAATCTGCAACTGTTTAGGGCTAGACTCCTTGCTACATAAAATAATCTCGGACTCGCCATATTTAACGCCTGAACTTGTAATCAAAGGTAAAACGCTAGTTGCACAGTTTTGCTCAGATGCATGGTCTAGGAACAGTAAGATGTAGCTTTGTTGGTAGTAGCATTCGCTGAGGCTTTTGGACTGAGCTTCAGAATACTTAGCAGCACAATCCATATCGAGATTAGCGACATTATTTAGAAGAGTGACGTTATTTTTTGCTTGGTAATGCTTATGAAGTTCTTCGAAAGAATAAGCATACCAGTTCATAGGAGAAAGTAAGGTTGGTTTAACCTCATCCTTGTAGGAGGTTAATGCCACAGCTTCGACATTCCCTTTTTTGCCCCAGTATGTAGCTAAATGATGAACATCTTCTGAGACAGACGCTTTATCTTCTAACTTAGTAAGAATGAGATCGTTTTTTAAAGATACGGTATCAGGAGTTACTTGAGTTGATGCACAACCTGAAAGAGCGGCAAAAAGAAGGACCGAAAGAGACCACAGTTTAAACATTCACTTTCCTTGTTCATTATTGGAGCGCCAATATTATCGCCAACTTCGTTGACTCATACAGCTCAGCGATAGCAGGAAAGCCACCACCAGTGTATGCAATTAAAGCGTCGTAATAAGGTGATAACTGATAACGTATTGCACCGAAGGCAAACAGTACTACAAAAACGAAAACAGCTAACATCGTTGGTTCTTGAATGAAATAATCACGCAGTTTAGAAAACATGAGTGCATCCTTGGTCATAACCTCGCACTCAGTTTAGATGCTTACGTGCTTATGAATCTAGTCTCAACTTCAAATTAACAACAATTCGTTAGAACGGTCTCACTGCACCAGACTGTCTCAATGTATCCAAGTCAGCGGTAGGCTTACTTTCAGCTGGGCTAGCTCTCATCCGATTGAGAACTCCACCAGCTCTTTGGATAAACTGAGGCGAACGTTGTAAATATTCGCTTTCCCCTTGGTTCAATGAAGGTGAAACATTCGCCGTTGCACCGTCATCTCGTTTAATTGGAATAACGAATCCGCTATCTACATTAGATACCGTTTGGGTAGTTGAATTGTTCACCGGCTCTGGAGTTTCAAATTGACTCAAGAATGATTTGGCACTGGAATGAAACGAACCATACAAAGGGCTAAATTCTGACATGCCCGGATTGTTTTCAACCAACTCATCTAGTCTCGCGTACAGTGGTGCAGCAGCTGCCAACTTTTGCTCTGGCGACATCAAAGAATCAGTCTCGATCTTGTCGATGCTGGTTAGGTATTTTGAACCCTGACTTTCAAAGCTTTTAATACGGTTAACTAAAAGAGTGTTACTTTTTGAACTCTTCTCGCTCGATTTGTTGCGAAGCTTAGCAAGCTCAATATCATGTTTACGTTTAGCGTCAGCATCATCTAACTGATCTGCTCTTTGTTGAGCGTAGCGCCCATCATCATAAGACCTTTGTTCAGCAACTCTTGAAGAGTACTTTTCATCTTCACGTTGCTCTTTAGCTAGATCTTCTTGAGCTTTGATAGAGCGACGAGCGTTCTCACGAACACCTTCACCACCACCTTGCATCATGCTGCCTAAGATACCTAAAGCTGAAGCCATTACATACCTCCCATTGGTGCCTGCTGTTGAGGTGGCTGGTCATTCGGCTGCTGCATACCTTGGCTAACCATCTGCATAAACTGCTCATATTTAGCAAGTTCTTCAGGTGATAAAGACTGTTGCGACATTGCCAAGAACTGCTGCATAGCCACTTCGAAGATTTGGGACAATAACTCATCCATTTGTTCTTCGGGAATATTGAACTGCGCTAATGCTTGCTGCGCAATATCCACAGCGCTTTGAATAACGATCTGAGCAGGCACTTGCTTCTTGTGCTTCTTCGCTTCTTCAACAGTGGCCGACATAGCAAAAGCAATGATCCCACCTAAACTACCCGGAACATCGTTAGGGTCCACTTGAGCACCAGACTGCTGAATACTCTTCTGCATAATGCGGTTAAATGTTTCCTGCATCTGCGCTTGGCCGTTTTGCTGCATTTTATTTAGCATTATCTTTTAAACCCCATTCCGTAGTTAAATTTGAAATCATCACCAGACGCCCATTCAAAGCTTGGTAATTCAGGTCGCTGGGCGAGAGAAGTGTTACTCTGTTCAGTTGTTCCCTTTGCAACCATGTTTGCAAGTATCCCTGTTGATCGGTCTTGGCCTGAATCTCTGTCACTTCGGATACTATTGCTGTCGTTGTTGCTACTCGATACATCAATACCTAAGCGAGCTAACTCTTCAGCATTTTTCCTGTTCCAACGTTCTCTCCCTAGGATTGGGTCTGCAACGTTGCTCATTAAGTTAGTGAATGGATTACTTAATGCAGGGGCAATATTTGCGGCGGTTTTACTTCCGTTGAGTAACCCTGCCATCGTGCCAGCTTGTGCAGTTCCCAACACATTGCTAACGATACCGTTGTTACTCATTTCATCTTTAACGGCTGAAGACAGCTTGTCTTGTTTTGCCGCATTATCAAGATTGGATTGAAAGATATTTGGAGCCAAGGACGCTGTGAGATTGTCTGCCCATGCTTGTGATTCAAGTGAATCATCAGCCAGTGCCTTTTTAGCAACGCCTACCAAGTTAGAACCAATGCCAGGTGCAACCGCATCTGCAATTGTGCCAGCTGCACCATAAGCGATATCACGATCAACACTATTATTCGCTGACTCTATTGCTTTGACCATATCATCGTCTGAAATGCGTGTGCCGCTTGGTAGTGAGCGTTGAACATCCGAAGTAATACCCATACTTTCTTGGGCTTTGGTTGGACTACTTAAGCTCATGCGACTAAGAATTCCTGACCCCATCGCGGTATTCGACAACTGACCAAAACCACCAAATCCACCGGCTTCAGCTTCTTCTTTGGCCTTTTTCTCAGCTTCTCGCTTCGCTTTTTCCCTTGCTTCGCGCTCAGCTTTCTCGCGGGATTCTCGTTCCTTACGCTCAGCCTCTTCCTTTGCCTTCTTAGCTTGAGCGTCACGATAGCGTGTACTACTGCTGCTATCGCGGTCTCTATCGTTGTTTTCATGGTTGTTGCGACCAATGGAGTTATTAAAATCCTTGTCGCTCATACCATAGGATTCACTTCCACCAAATGAAGACCAAGACATATTAACCTCGCATACGATTTAGTACGCCACCGGATAACTTGCCTTGACCCGCAAGCGTATTTCGGTCGGCACCAATCGTGTAGTCGTGACCTGCTAGATTAGACGTATCGGCCCACTGAGTAAGCTTGTTCTTTTGATCTTGCTCGTAGTTCGAAAAGTCTATTTTCTGCTGCTGCTGTAGCTTCATCTGCTCTAGCGTATCTTGCTGCTTCTGCTTTTGAAGTTCAGATTCAGCGAGATAGTTACCCGCTGCGCCAGCAATCGCTCCAGCGACTTGCTGACCACCATCGCTCTTCAACCAATTCATAGCTGAATTGAATGAGTCTGAAAATGTAAAGGCCATAGTGTGTCTCCGTTAAGAAATGAGATCAGCGAAGTTCGACCAATCAGATTCAGTCGTTGCTAAGTTTTGATACATAGACTTCATCTGTTCTAGTTGCTGTTGTTGCTTGCTGTACAGATCTTGAATAGCCGTCTGTTTTTGCGCTGCTGGAACTTCCGAAGCTTGGATCTCTTTGTAAGCATCAAAGAAACTGGTTTGCAATTCTTTGGCCGCATCCAAATAAGCACCAACTGTATTTGCTCGAACAGAGTCTTCCTGCATTTTGGTGTTGTGCGCTTGCGATACATTCTGTTGAGCCATTGGCAACGCTGCATCGAGCATTGCTCTCTGAGCTGCTTCCGCACCAAGCGTAGAGTTCTGCATACCGCGAGATGCTGCCGCTTGGTTGCCTAACGCTTTGGCTGAGCGCATAGCAAGAGAGTTCTGATTCGTGATCTTTGAAACTTCATCAGAGACATCAAGTGGGTTGTAGGTCGTCGAATTAGTAGTATCAGTGGTTGATGAATCGGTACTTGAATCTGAGTTCCCACTAGTAGCTGCGGCATTAATACCTGAAGTCATTGAAGCTAAAATACTCATAACTGCCCTTACTCGATACCGAGTGAATGAATAGCCGGTTTACCAAAGAACATCAGCGTGTAGTTCTGCTTACCGCCAACGATGTCTTTTTTCACCCAACCAAATGAATAACCAAACCACTCTTTATAGAAACCTTCACAAAGAGATTCGTATTGATCGTATTTAAAGTTGTAGGCCGTGTTACGCCACACCCAAAGCCATGTACCCAGAAAGATGATCAAGGGATGTTTTGCTCTGTGGTCACCTAGTTCAAACGCATTACCAAACTGTTCAGGCTTAGCGTTTCTCACTATGGATTCAAGCCGTTCATTAAACAGCGCCATAGCTACAGGGCTTTTGTTTTCACCGCTTAGGATGTTGCGAATAAAGCCAATATCTAGTGTGTCATGATTACTATCGTCATCTAGCCAACCCCAGATAAACCAATACACAAATAGATACTCGATTAGTGAAATCCGCCTGTACTTAACAAAGCCAGAAACTTTCCCTTTCACTAGATAATGAACACTGCGCGTACTGACTAACGCATAGCCGCCAGTGACTTTCGTAGGGTTTCGTTCATGCAAGCGCTTTAGCCAGAGTCCATGTTGTAGCTTGTAGTTGTACACCACGTTGCGAGCGTAGGAGCGGAACCAAACAACAACCCAGAACCAAAATGGACCTACTATTTTTCGAAACAAGGTAAATAACATGATGAGAAAATACTTCGGCATATTCGTCCCTTAATAAAAAAGCCCGCACAAATGGCGGGCATAAAAAAAGCCGCATAAAGCGACCGCAGTGTTTCTTAAATTAACGTTATATCGAGGCTGGCTTAACAGCCTGATAGTAACCAGTAACTAAGTTAGGAGGCGTAGTTAAGTAAGGCAGTTCCTCTCGAACTCTCGCCTGTATGCCTTTCCATTTTTCCAACTTTACCGATGTATCCTGACCAAGTAGTGAAGATGCCTGAATATCGACAAGCAACTCATCTGCACCATACTCAGCGTATTTTTGCTCTCGTTGGGCGGCTATTTCTTCATTGGTCACTTCAGGCAGAATCCAAAAACCATCTGGTGAACAGATGTGGTCTGGTGTTGGTCGTTGTTGGTTACCAAACATTTTCACAAGACCTTCTTTCTTATCTACGCTGGAAACTACCATCTGATTCGAATAAGGCTTACCAAATACGTTCATACTAACTCCTTAAAGTGGTGCGTTAAGAGTAACGTCCCACCAGCACTTGCCGACTTTAACGTTTGTAAACGCATCATTGCTGCGTACACGCAAAGAATATTCATCCCCTGACGTTAGTATTTCAAGAACGTCGACACTAATAGGAATGGTAATGCCCAACTGATTGCGAGCCACATACTCAGGTTTTTCTAGTGCAACTTGACCTTTGGTCTCATTGTAGATGTCGGCAATGATTTCACGCCCATTATTGCCACTATCAAACGTCAGGTTAATCGAACCACTAGAACCCCAGATACCAATTTGGCTTAGGCTCAATCGATTGCTGGATACGTTTTGAGTGACTTTAAGAGGAGTGCTAACTAAAGGAAGATTGAAATCAATCACGTTAGGTACAGTGAAATCTGAAAGAGCGGATGTATCGACAGTATCTTTGCGAAGACCGCCATAGCCTTTGTCTGCTACAGGAACTGATATTGCTGTCTTGTCGTTTAGTGTTGCTATTACTCGGCAAGGTGCAGAACTCGTTTCTGTTGTATTGCCAAACCCATTACCTGTTATTACGGCTGTTGTTAGTAACTGAGTAGTTCCTGTTTGAACCACAGCAAACCCACCAACTAATGACACCCTCACACCGAAACTAGACCCAATGTCATCATACCACATTGGATCTCCCCAATCCGCGACGCCTGTTCCTGAGTTATTAAAAATCTCTACGCTTACCCTTACACCTTTCTTAACGCTTCCGTTACTTTCATAATATTCAGGCGGCAATTGCACTTCATAGCGTGAATTAACAGCAATGTTATTCCCACTATTAACAGGGATAGTCACACTGTTATTCTCAGTGGCGTAGCGTTTGCGGTAACCTACTACTTTTAAAACTCCTGTAGGTGCAGCATAGGTGCTTGTGGCACTTACTCTTAACGCTGTATTAGTGGAGTTATCTAAATCAATGTCTATCGTATATTGACCAGTGCCCGAACCTGCCGAGGTATACACCATAAGTCGTAACAAACCTGAACCACTCAGTAGCTCCTCAACAGCTACACGGGTAGGCTTGCTCTGACTTCCACCTACAGCCGTTGTCCATATATCAATATCTTGTATACCATCCAGCAAGCTAAGCGTCAGCGGGACATCTTGACCGTTCTCAATCACATCCCCTTCATATAGAGTTACCTTATCTAACTGCTTATCTGGCGCTGCTGGCACATGGTCACTTATTCTTACTGGTGCAATCATTATTTAACCCTCTCTATAATCCAAGTAGCAAATACGTTATCTACACCAAATGTTCCAGAGACACCCAATCCTGCGGTTTGAGCGTTTTCTACTTGGTGTCTAAGACGTAGGGTTATAGGACTAGTTACAACATAATTAAACTCACACCACTTGTCAGTTGATGCGGCATAAGTGTCACTTGCATAAGAACTCCCTAATAACTTAACTATGTTGTCAAACTCATCAACAATATAAGATGCATTTCTGTTGGTTCTGTGTACCATCCACCCCAGCCTCATTCGGTACTCAGCACCAACAAGGCTTAATGTAACCTCACCTGTCGATGGGTTTAGTGTTACGCCCTCCGTAGTGTTCTCAACTTCAGTGTTAAACACACGTGTGTTAAGACCAGCTACTGAACTTGCTGACACTTTAGGTGCTGTCTTGTGCAGGAATTCTGCTCGTTGCATACTTACGTCCAATCGCTTCTGTAAGTATTCAGCATCAGTGCCATATGGGAAATTACTCCACTCCCAATAGCCATCAGCACGCTTACGAATAAAGCATTTTCCGTTACGTGAATCGAATAAGAAAAGGTTGCTGTACTCTCCTTCACTGTTTTTCTGGATAAAGAATTCACCAGCAGGAAGTTCCCAAACAAAGAACGTATTGCTATCAAACGTTGAGTTATAGTCACCTGCACCCATCCATGACTGAGCTAATAACCCTGCTTCTACTTGAATTACAATTTGCTCACCAGCACTAAGAGCCACTCCATAATACTTATTTCGTTTGGCAATAAACCCAGCACTATGCACCGAATCAATTGGAGGAACACTTCCCCCACCAATACCTGAGTAACTGCCTTCTGCGTTTTCACCCTCCCATTCATTGGTATCAGTGTTAAAACGAAGCGCCATGACGTTATCAGGCAAACTAGCTGGATCAGGTCTTTCTCCTGTTGCCCCTTTCGGAATCAACGCAGCACCAGTTAGGCCAGTTTTCGCAACAGTCGTCGAAGATGAAAGGTTAGTAACCTCCCAACCGCCATCAACCCAAACATAGGTCTTCCCGTCAGTAGTATTGTAGTAACAAGCACCTTCCATTAACGGATTACCATCATTGTCTAAAGTTGGTGCTGTGGCTTTAGGTCCAAGGAATAGCGCAACGACAACATTACGTGAAGCAACCGCTTCATTCTTGGCTGCAACTGCCGTGTCTTTCGCATCAACGGCTGTTTGAGTATTGCTGGCTACCTCTTGCTGCCACTGTTCGACATCCGAGTGCCACGTCTGAACATCGCTATGTTTGCTGGCGATGTCATTTTGAATAGCGATCAAGTCAGCCAGAACAGCATCAGGAACAACACCCACATCCACCAGCACTTCATCGTTGAGTGCCAGCGCAGATAAAAATGTTAGTGTCTTAGTGTTAACGTCATAAACAAAGTTAACTGTCTGGAACTTTCTCGCTCCGTTTACGAACACATAGGCTAGTGAACCAAACTGCGCAGGAAGAACGATTGTGTCTTGCCCTGCAGTTGCTACATATCTGAGCGTTGTATATCGACCATTAACAGGACCAAGCCCGCTGAGTGTATTTTCAACTTGATCGAGTCGTCCATCTTGCTCAGTGTTCTTAGAGTTTTCAGCCGCGACCATCGCTTTAGTCGCAGGATGATTGTCTTCCGTAGGATTAACAATCGTGAACGGAGTAATAAAGCCTTTCGTGCCGTCTTGTCTTGGTGTGGGCAGTTTTTCAAACCCGCTTTGAATGCCGTCAAACTCACCACGCACGTCATCAGAACGAGCAGTAGTGAACGGCTTAAACTCGGCTTTACGCTCGTAGTATTCATTAGACACGGTATCTTCTCCTTGGAATGTAAGAGAGCGTGTAACCTTCTAGTCGGAAGTTCTTTTCGTAATTGCTTCGACCGGACAGAAGAATAGAAATGTTTTTGGAATGCCCATTTAGATACACGTTAGGCGTAACGTAGTCAGGGCTTGACCAGAAGAAGTTATCCCACTGTGCTTCATCCCAACGGCCACCACCACCAAACACGCCTTGGATTTCACTGCGAGACTGCGCGTGTTCCATTGAGCCGTAATCCAATGAGTGAGTGAAACTTAGATTGAGAGAACCTTCAGAGGACATTTGCAATTCAAAGGATTGCCAAGACTTAACGTCCATTGGGCTACCCGTATGCGTATAGGCTGGGCGTAATACCCAATAGATATCCTCACCAGCAAACGAACAGATGTCGTTATTCTGGCGATAGATAAAGCCATCATCGAACGCAAAGTAAGTGTTATCATTGGTATCCCAAACACCTTCAAGCGCTTTCGGGTAGGTAAAGAATGTGGCCCTGTTTTTCCCATCAGATAGCAACTGAATGATCAGGTGCCTTGTTAAACCACGTTGGTAAAAGCGGATCTGGTTATGAGCTTTCTTTTGAGAATGAGCAAAGAAGTTGGTGTACTTCTTGGTAAAGGCGTCATCCCCTAGCAAGCTGTTTGCTTCAATTTCAGCAGCAATAAAGTTACCAACAGCTTCTGTCTGAGTGACATCGATAAAACCGTTGTTCGTATGCGCGATAGGAACAAAGGTGCTAGTTAACGTACCAGCTGTAATACCGACTTTCTTTGTTAAGGTATAAGACGTCCAGTCGTTTCTATTTGAGCCAGACAATACATGTATGCTGTTCTTACAGCCAATCAAAAGGTATCCACCTGGCATAGACTGAAGATCGGTAATTTCGTCACCAGTACCAAACTGCTCGGCACCTAATAGGATTTCCCAGTTCAGCGGCTCACCGACGCCACAATGTCCATACTGACCGCCTTCAAACGCCACAAACAAATGGTTCTTGTGAACCTCAAGCGCAGTGATCGCCCGGCTATCATAAACAGGAATCGGAATGACTAGGCCATTAGGACGAATCTCTGCAACCTGCTCACCATTGGTACCGTAGGCGTATCGAGAACCGCTACCTGCGTAAAAGTTGTGGTATTCAAACTTCCACGCTTTACCAGCAGAGTATTGAACGAGACTTACCGTTCCCTCGGTTTGTGCTTGCTCTGTTCCCGCCACCGTCACCGACAAATCAGCGGTCGCTGCTACCGCCTTATCGAGATAGAGAATGCCTGTCTGACCATCAGCTGCGAAAGTAGAAGCATAAATCTTCGCGGTAACACCATCGATAACAACGTCAACACCTTCTACAAAGGCAGCAGGAGTTACAACGGCTTTCACCAACACTTCGTAAACATCAGGAACCGCAGACCAAGAGCGATCAGTATTACCCATAGATACCGCTAACTGGCCAGCGTTATCTCGAAACGCAATTAACTGCCCATCAAGATCGACCACACCTCTTAAGGCACCGTCACCAATTGGAGCCTGAACGTTATCCAGTATGAGCTTATGAGCCTCAGCCAGAAAGCGAGCTTGCTCATCCGCATTTTCACCAAAGCCAAACGTGATAAGGTAACTTAGTGTCGTGTTGATGACCGAAGTATCCGCTTTAGTGATCACAACGGCGTCACCAGATACACCAGTCAACGATACAGCTACAACTCGTAGTGAGTTATTTTCGACATCAACAGCAGAAACAATCCCAACTTTGCCGTTGATCTCCACCGTTCCATCAAGCATATCTTCAGTGACAACATCACTCGGAATTAGTCGGTAGTAAATGTGCTCACTCGGAGCTGCTCCGCCGTCGACCTTTTCATAACCTTCAATACGACCAAAACCACCACCCCATAAAGGCTGAACATTTTCAGCGGTAATGGCATGGCTTGGCTTTTTAGCGATCGGAGGTGTGACTAAATCGAGTGTGCCCTGTAGTGCAACAAAGAGCGTCTTAGGTTCTGGCATTATTGTATCGTGCTCTCGATTTCTTCTGCAGGCGCCTTACCAAAATCTGCACCGATATAGCGATTAACGAGCTTACCCATTTTCTCTGAGTAGCCTTCGTCAGCCAAAGCGCGAAGTTCTGGTGCATTCAATGACAGAGACATCTTTTTCATAGCCTGAAAGACAATAACCAAGTGGTACTGTTCAGGAATGAATGGAACGTCTAGCTGTTCGGTAAGTACTTGCGGGTCGGTACGACTGTAGTACTCAACTGGATCAGTATCAGGCTTCGCACCGAAGAATGTTGCATCCCAGCAGTCGTCTTGAATATCCATCCATGCTTCACGTACAGCATTAACAATCTTCAAGTAGCGACCAGTTTGGTTAACGACAGCGGTCAAACCTGTACCGCTATCGTTCATCTCGCTATGTAGGCGATTACATAACTGAAGGAAGTTCATGCTTAGCCTTCAGTTACTTTGCTAGGTTTTTCCTCAATGCCATAACAAGGTCTTACGACAGGAGTAATAGAGGTATCTTTCTCCTGCTTGTACTCTGTCTTCTTGATGTTCTTGATATGGTTAATCATTGCATCAGGAATGCTAACTTCTTGACCAAATACGATTCGAACTTTGTATTCATTGATCTGGAAGTATTCGTCCGTAGCTTCGCTGTCTAAGTTGTTAGTAACAACTACGTTTTTGCGTGGACGTTGAGAGATTGGAATGTAGATATCTTCTTTAACCGTTGTCATTGCAGGAACAATTGGATCTTGCGTTTTTAAACGAGCAGGTAGCAATTCGTTTGGGCGCTCAAGACCGTTGTTTTCTTCAAATTCAAGAATTGCATCTTGTAGATCAGCAATAGTCATTTTGTCATCAACTTCAACGCCGCATGCTTCTTTCAAGTGTGCGATTAAGGGCGCTTTGACATTTACATCAAGAGTAATAAACGTGTATCCAGTCATAATCTTGCTCTCTTATGAATAAAAAAAGCCCCTCCTAAGAGGGGCATGGGAAGCATTACAGCTGCGTTGCTGCCGCTTCAATACGTTGTAACCAAGCTTGGTTTAGGATCACACCTGCGAACCACATAATCCAACCAACCGAACCGTTTTGACCAAGTTCATCACCGTGTTCAGCTTTGCCCGGGTTACGAACTTTAAGGTCATGCGACTGACGTCCTTTCAATGGACATACGCCGTAAGCGTCGGTACCAAACACGAGGATTGGATAAACGTCAGCATTCGCGCCAGATGTTGACACCATCGTTGTCGTTGCAGCACCAGCATCTGCAAATGGCGATAACAATGCTGTGGTAATGAATCGCACGTTTTCTACTGAACCAAACTCTTCAGGAACGATAGGACTACGAGAGCCATATTTCGCAACTGGAGTAAAGCCAGCTAGATCACGGATGTCTGCTTCCAAGTCTGTGTGACATACTGCAATGTATGCCGCTTCAACAGGTTGAGTAGCGTAATTGGAAGAGCCAGATAGGATACGAGTTTTCTTCTTAGCGCGGTTGCCAGAAAGAGTACGAACAGCCTGACGAAGTTTGACCAATGAAATCGGCGTATTGACTTCGTTACGTGCTGCACCGTTAGTATAAACAACGGCTGTACCTGCAGACAGAATACCCCAAAGAACAATCTCAGCAGTTTCCGCAGCTTGCTCACCAGACAATTGCATCATGGTTTGCAGTACTGGGTCTTCGTGTGTATCTGCGATCACATCAGTTAAGCCAGTCCAAGCACCGTATTGCTTAAGGTCAACTTCCACATCCACAACAGTTAGTTTCTGTGCTGAAGGACGAACACCTTCAGTTAGTGGAACAGTCGCAGGTGCCCAAGGAACAGCACGACGGAACTTGGCTTTTGTGCCACGGTTCTTAGGTACAGGCTCAGTGGTACCAAGCTTTGACAAAACCAGTACAGGCTCTGCATGCACAAGAAATTGAGCCTTTGCGTATAAACCTACGCGAGGGCTGATGTCACCATAAGTAGTAGACATAGATTCACCTTATAAAGAAATGAATTAACGCCCAAACTCTTTATCAACCTGTTTCGAAACAGTTGCCCAAAGTGCATCTTCATCATCGATATCTGCACCGGATTTAGGCGTAGCAGGACGTCCACCAGCCGTACTTAATGATCGCTTCTGAAGCTCTCGACGGTTTTGGACTTCTTTGCTTTGAGTTGGACGAGATTTGAATTGATTAAGCAGGTAGATCGCGTCATTAGGGTCATCCGATTCGAATAGACCTTTGACACCTGCAGGTTGAGAGTCGAGCCACTTATTGAATTCAGGGTTTTGAAGAATTTTATGAGCGTCCGGCACAGCTTCAGCGACAGCATTTTCAGCTTCAACTAAGGCTTGCTCTTGGAGGCTTTCTAACTCTCCATCAATAAGGCTCTGCATTGGGTCCAGTGACGACTTAAGCGACTGACTATTACGTTCAGTTATTTTCGCCATCCCTTTTTCAAGGTGCTCTGCAAGTTCAGGGAAGTTATCTTTGAAGTCCTCATCGAGTTCGAATGACTGATCTTCAGATAAACCTTGAGCAACTTGCTGTAGCTTCTGCTGCACACCCTGCCAACGCTTTTGCGCTGCTTTACTTCTACCCTGCTCTGATTTGAGAGAGTGATTTAAGCGAGCGTTCTCAGCACGTAACTTTTCAACTTCATCTACTTCCTGTTCACCATCAGGGTTAATCGCGTCAGTTACTTCCTCTTGGCCGAGAGGATTAACTTCACTTTCATCCAAATCGTTATTAAGGATCTCTGAGTCTTCGTGTTTTACGGCAGTTGACTCACCAGCAATTTCTTTGATTGCGGCTTCAAAAGCGGCATCTTCATCGAAATTCGGATCATCTAGGTTGTTATCGACTTCCATCGATTAAGCTCCTTGCGGCATTTCTGCGGCGTGGGTAAGGCGGCTTTTCAGCGGCCAAAAACGACAAAACCCCGCCGAATGGCAGGGTTTCATTAATCTTGAGTAAGCTATTGCGTTGTCTTTTCTTGCTCTGCAAGTTCATCTAGCATGGATTCAAGCTGGACATATCGACCACGCAACATAGCTGTTTGAGTTTCTGTATGTGGGAAAAGCAACTCGTTCTTTACTTCTTCAACTTGCTTATCCAAATACTTCTTAAGCGTAATTCGCGCTGGGCCATCTAACTGCATACAAACGCCTGTAAGCTTTTAGTGCCTTTATGCTTTAGACCGACGCACATCTTTGCGGCTTTTAGTCGCCCGTTGAAGTGGTTATCTACACGAGCACGAACATCGGCGTAGTTCTTAAACGGATTACAAAAGCGAATAATCGCTTCTTCACCAAACTTGGCAAATATGCACGCTTGAACTATGGTTGCAGCGAAGGTCTGAACGGGTTCTTTAGGTAATGTTGCGTTCATTAAACACCTCTTCACTGCAATGGTAAGAGTCGCTCTCGTTGATAAAGACAACGTAGTCACCAGCTTTGATTTCTTCTGGCTTGCAATGGAAGGAAAATGACAGATCTTTCTCACCAATCTTTACGAGAGCGCGAGGAGACATAGAACACTTATCACCTTTACGTTCTTGCCCTGCTGCAAAAGCCATATAATAAATATCATCAGTAGTTAACTGATAAGCCTCACGTTGAATTGGCTTAGCGTCGAACAACTTGAAACCGTCACGGACAGGAAACTCACGAGCAGGTGCTTTCGGCGCAGTAACAAAGCGGTAAGCTTCCAACTGCCAAATCTTATCGAAGGTGTTTTCAAAACTTACCTTCTGACCAATTTGTTCGCGCCAGTTAGCCGGGTCAATGCAAACTGAAGGATTACCAGTGATCACAAATGGGCGATCAGGGTTTTCTGTTTTTAGTGCGATACCACAAAACATCATACTCACGCCACATAGAGTGACGGTTTGGTACTCCACCCCAACAATACGGTCAAGGATGCCGCTATTGGTGATACGTTCACCAGTGCATCCAAGCTCTTCCATCATCTTTTCCAGTTGCTCACGGTCTCGCATGGTCATTACCTTTTCTTTCGGAAACAAAAAAGCCCAACCGGTTAGGGCTGGGCTTCAGGGATAGTTTTGCATCATTGGGAATTATCGCGTAACTCTTATTCAAGTCAAGGGCTAGTTAAGTCCGAAGTTGCCGTCTTCACCCAAAGTGAATTTGAGTTCGTACTCTGCTAAGAACTTCTGCATATCATACTCTTGCTGTGAACGTTGCTTACGCAGCTCTGAAACCAACTTCTCAGTGTTCCACTTGTCATTCTGAGCAAGACGCATGGTTTCAATCTCTTTCTGTTGAGCTAGCTTCATTTGCTCACTCTGATAGCGGAAGAGTGCTTGTTGTCGTCTAATATCTTGTTCAGCGAGACGACCTTGCGCTTTCATCTGCTCAACCTGACGCGCTGTATCTGCCTTAAATTGCTCAATCTGCATTTGGTGCTCATGCTTCATCTGAGCCATTTGCATGTCCATTTGAGCTTTCACAATCGCAGGGTCTTGAGGTTGTTGTTCTTGCTGCTGACGAATTCGCTCTATGGCTTGATCATACTCTGTCTTAGGCTTCAACATAGACTGAACACCAAGACTCATAGATTTCACTAGCGATTCTAAACCGTTGTACCATTCAAACGCTGGAGCTAAGTGAGGGTGATTAGAGAAGCGGTCGAACATCTCAATGATCTGCGCTGTCTGCATCTCTTTAACCAACAATGCAGAAGTACCGCGAGCTGTACAGTTCATGTCACCCTTAATGTCATTACGAGAGTTGAACTGCATATTCCAAACATAGAAGCGAGTGATCAGCGGTTTGGTAATGTCATCGTCAAACTCTTTAACCTGACGACGACGTACAGCGTTAGCTGCATTCATCAGCATAGACATACCGCCAAGCGTAGGCGTTACTTGCCCTTGTTCACCTTGGGCAATCATCGGCAAGCCCGACTCTTCGTCCATAAAGGCTTTAGCCATACCAATGACATTCTGGAACTCTGCTTGTCTTGACTGGAAAGAGAACACACCAAAAGCTTTTTGTGCTTCGAAAGTAGCGGCCGTTGCCTTACCTGCTTCCTTAGTGTTCCAAATCTTTCTAGGTGAGAACTCCCATTTACCATCTGCCGGTTCTAGTACACCTTTATTCACAACAATCTGATCGCCAATGGTTGTTACACCGTTATCCAGCATTGCTCGCCACGCTGAGTTCATTACGTCTTGAGTATCTTTAATCAGATAAGGAATACCGTAACCAAACAGACAAGTAACGTCCGGTTCCGCACAGTAGACTGAGTATGGGTTATCTTCGGTATCAAACGGGTTCAGGTTTACGTCAATGATGGTGCCATCACCACCCATTTGAATCACACCTTGAATTTCACCGCTATCGGCTAGCTCGTCTTCAGGATCCATCAAACCAGCTTCAACCAATACACGAAATGGAACTGGACCGTGATACGTCCATATTTCATATCGGTTGTCTTTGTATGTTGGCTGCAATCCGTTTAATGAACGGATCTCATTCACATAACCAAGGACATCAGAGCTATTTACGTGTGTGCTCTTTGGCTCTTTCTTGATAAGCCTTTTCACACCGTCTTGAATCTTGTGTGGGTCCTTGAGCATGTTCATCAGCTTGCGCTTATTCAGGTATTCACGCTCAAAGGTAAAGCCAGCATCATCGATACAAGTTGCAGACATGTCCGGTACAAAGTCCCAAGGGTAGACGTTACGCGCTGAAGGTTTATCTTCGTACGTAATCTCCGCTTTCCAAGTGCCTTCTCCCACATCTTTCCAAGAAGATGTTTTGCGCACTTCCATAACCGGAGCGCGAATAATGCCGGTACCCAACACACCAGAAAAGTGAAGCATCCAACGACACTCACCTGCGTAGTCACACTCTTCCAACTGGTCATCAATCTGGGATTCCATAGCGCGGGCTCGTGCTAAAGCTTCATCCATTTGTTTTTTCGCCATTTGCGCAGCGTCACTTTCAAGCTCTACATCAAGATCAAGGACTCGCTCAAGCTCAGGCACTGGTGTTGGATGAATTCCGTAGTTCTTGTCGTCTGCAGGAAATAGCATGTCTGTCATCTGTGCTACCCAAGCATCCGTTTTGCTTCGGGTGTAACCGATAAACACGGAGCTTCGCTTCTGCTCCTTGGCATCATTGTAAAATGCCGATTCGTACTTGCTCATGTAGCGACGCATATCATCAACCCAGCGTTGCTCGATAGGGGATCTCTCTTGCAACTGTGTAGTCAACAAACCCAATAACTCCTGCCCAAAGTTTTCTATAGGCGTGAGTAAGTCCGCATCGTTTTGTTGATGCGTATCTTCGATAAGTTCTTGCATGATTAGTATCCGGTTTTGGAGTTGAGAGTTTTGTATGCCGATTCAGCGTTGTGGATGATTTCTTCGCGACGGTTCTCAGGTAATGCAGCTAGGCACACGTACTGGAACGCATCGGATAAGTGCGAATATTTGTTTTTGTCTGGTTTGTCTGAATACTTCTCTTGCCCAGACACGTTTAAGCGCTTGTATTGGTAGCCCGTTTCCATGGCTTTAATGAGCACACGACAATGAGGACTGATAACAATCGCTGGTTGACCGCGATATAGCTGGTGCAAAAAGTAACGAACCGCCTCAAGTCGGGCGGTTACGTTGTTGGTTGGTGCTGGTTCTGCTTGGAGTCCTTCATCTTCTAGAATCTCAAAGCAGGTTCGTTCATCTGTCTGGGCTCGACCGACGCCAGCTGGGTCACCAAAGAAGTTAAGATCACAACCTTTGTACTTCTGAGCAATAAGCGGGTTTAGCTGTTCGGTGACGAATCGACGAATACCCATACCTTCAGAAACCACTTCATCGATGACTCGTACCTGACCAACAGGCGAGATCTGAATGAATACAGCTGAAGGAGTTAACCCGAAGTCCAGACCGACATAAGTAGTCCAGCCCTTTACTGGTAGCAGCTTGTTCTTGCTTACATGGAACTCACGGTTGAACGAATCTGCATAAACGGGCTTACCATCGACCACGACTGCGAACTTGTTACACATCCGCGATCGAATCCAGTTCAGCGTCTGCCCCTGTACCTTCTCAAGCCAGTAGCCCCATTTGTTCTTATGGTTTTCGACGTTCTCAGCGTCTGGGTTAGCAACAAAGGTTTTACCCAGATACTCGATGACATACCCATCGTCGACCATCTTCCTAACTTCCGGTGATAGCCCATCTCGCGGTATACCTGTGATCTCCAACAATCCGCCAGGTTGCTCAATGAAGGACCAGTTATCAGGACAATTCGGTTTACCTGTCTCTTCATCAACGCCCTGCTCCATCTCATACCACCAGTGATCATCATCTGGTGAGTTGGTATCCATGATCATGCCGTACCAAGTTGGTCCACCATCACGCATAGATGGATAACGGCCAGCACGAGATAAAGCTTCCATGACAACAGACCTAGGCATGAACTGTGCTTCGTTAATCCACACGCCAGTACATTCAAGAGACATGAGCTTTGAGATGTCTTTCGGCTTATCGAGAGACAAGAAGAAGAACTCAGCTTCTATTCTGGTTTCACCGTCTGGGTGTTTCTGCTTCCATAGCGCACGAATAGGCGCGTCATAGATGATCGGGCAAATAGATTGAGGCAACCAATCCTGAAAGGTTTTGATGACCGTACCTTTCAGCTCTGGGTAAGTGTTACGTATGCACAACCATCGAGTCTTACGAACCCCTTCACTGTTCGGCTCTTGCTCCATGGCTATCTTTTTCATGTGCATAACACAGCCAACAGACTTACCAGAACCGATCGGACCACGAATAGCAGTAACAAGAGGCCTTATCTTGTGGACGACTTTCTTAAAAGTCGGTGAAGCAATGTAGCGGATATGCACTTACATCACGCCCAGTGTCTTCATCAACCACAGAGAACGAGGTTCGTCAGCCAAAGCTAGTGCGTAATTCACGGCAAATGAAAATGCAGCGATGATTAAAATAGCGAGTAGGTTTTTCATAGGCACAAAAAAACCGCCCGTAGGCGGTTAGTATCTTTCCATTCTTTCAGCTAGACACTTTTGATAAGCATCGATATTTGTATGAGGAGGTACAACTACACGCCCTTCCTTTCTCATAACACGACGACAACAGATAGCTAGGCACTCTTCCTTTCTTGGCGCTTCGTCGTAAACGACGATATCAAAATCAAACGCCATAATGTTATGCGGTCGCTCTTCATTCACATGGACTATTGCATCGTGGTCACAGCCAATTTCCCGTACTAGATAGCGATGTATGCCATAGTCTGAAACCAAAGCTACTCTTTGCTTTGAATGAATAGCTTGTTTGATTATTCGCGTTAGTGTTTGCATAAACCTACCAATCAATCACATAAGTAACTTTACCGTCACCATCATCACGCTTACGCATATTGATAAGATCACTCTTCTCTTCAATCTGCTTCTGAATAAGTTTGATTTGCTCAAGGTCTTTCTCAGCTGACGAGCTAAGTTTCTTCATCTTGAGTCGAACGAGTAGACTCTTCTCTTGAATGTCAGCAATGGTATGAGTAATTGACTCAATGCGTTGAACTGCGTAGTCCAACTTGGTTTGCATCTTGATGTATTGCTCATAAAGCTGAACACGCTGCTCGATACTTTCTGCTTTCTCGATATCTGCGCCTATCATCGCCAAAGCTTTCAAAGCTCTGGCAGAACGAACACGCATCAAGCCAAGCTCAGCATCAAGCTCAACTTGGTGACTCTTCTCAAGGATGGCGATGTCTTCCTCATCCATGAACTCAGCGTAAAAACCGTGGGTCTTTTGGTTGGTGTTCCCAAGCATGGCAGATGACAGTTGCTGCGAAAACTCTCGCGCACCCTTAACCACCTCGTCGCAGCTCGAAACCCCTTGCCGCGCCTTGCTTACAGGCTCGTCGCCTTTATTTTTCGTGCGACTATCTGCGACACCTTCTGCGACTGCTGGGCGTTTTATGTAGCGTTTCGCACTAGATGGGTTGATTCCGTGCTTTTCACACCAGAGTTTAACTGTAATCCCGGTCTTTAAATGCTCAGTCTGAAAAGCCCGATTGAGCGCTGGCCAGTTTTTATCTTGTTTTGTTTTAGCCATAGCATTTGATGATCACTCAGAACGACTTTCTCGCCACACCCAATAAGCAGTGGCGATAATCAGTGCCAACCAGATCATTACTCACCTAAGCACTGTTCACGAATGTAGTCTTGCAGATAACGAGTCTGCTGTTCGTTCTCAACCATCATTTCTCTGAGACGTAGATAATTGTCTCTAGTTGCTCCGGTAAGTTGTGGGGCGCTTGCATCATTGCTGCTGGTGGAGCTATCGCTGGCTGGCATTGCGGGACATTCGGCTTTGACGTACACCCGCTTAGGACCATCACTAAGCTCATTGCGAAGCCGCTCAATTTCATTCTTAGCATCCGTTAACTCCTTTGCATGCTTTTCACTAAGCTTGTTGTAGGAAACAATCTTTTCTCTCTGCGCCTTCTCTGAAGCGATATAAGCGAGTATTTCAGAATTAGCCACCGCGAGCTTACTTTGCAGTTGCTCGTTTTTGATACTGAGTGTGTATGTAGCAGCTGACAATGTAACGAAGGCTACTAGCGCTATCGCTACACCCCAAACGCTTAACTTGGTATTAAACATACTTCCCTCTCGATCTCTCTTCGGGTAACTAAACCTTTCCATTTCTTTCCGCCGGCATAAACCCAACGCTTAAGCTCAGTGCATGCACCTGGCACATCCATCGCGTTAAGCTTCTTAAGTAATGTGGAACGAGAAAAGGCACCTACACCAACGTTGAATGTGAATGAGTAAAGGGCTGCGCGGGTATGTTCAGGAATGTCAGTTTTAATTAGCGGGTCTATCTGGCGCTTAACTTTCGCAAGGTCTTCATCGAGAAGGTCTTTACATTCTTGGTGGGTATAAATCTTATCTTCAATAATGTCTGAACCAGTGTGACCATAACAAACCGTAAGTACGCCAGCGACATCATAATAGGGTTTATATTCAATACCCTCTAAGGGCATTATCATTGCGGCGGCCATGGCTAGAGCTGAAGCGCCCAAAGCCGATAGCGACCGAATATTTGCGCTAATCTTGCTCAAGACCGAACTCTTTTTCTAGGCGTTTCTTCTGGAAGTGGTAATTGATATAAGCCGTCACTAGCATACCGACAAGGCTAATGATCACCATCCACCAATCTGGAGAGATAGCCCCTACTCCTGCAAAGAAGCCACAAATACTGTTCCAGAAGTACGAGATAAAACTGGAGCCTTTTTCATTCATACGCATACCCACCCCCTTACGGAGTGTCCCTATTTGATTTTTACTGACGCGGAAAATAAAAAACCCCGCCGAATGGCAGGGTTAGGTGTTCTATTATTGGGAATTATCGCATAGCTCAATGCCTTGTCAATCAGCGCGCTCTAAGCGAGCTCTCTTCGTCATCGCATTAATAGTCGTCTGCTTTTTTATAGCCAAGTCATCAAGGATGGACTCTATCTTGAGCGTAAGTTCTGGCGTCAGCTTAATATCAAACTGCCCTAAGTGTTCTTTCCAATTGATTACTTTGTTTTTGAAATAGCCATCGCCATGACAAGACTTGCAGCGTTCACCGTTCACACTACCAGTAGCGCCGCATCTGGGACAGTTACAAGATAACTTTGAATACTTAGCCGCCCAATCATCAAGAGATTTACGCTCGGACTCAATATCACTCAGGTGACGATTAACTAAATCCTGATGGCGCCCAGAACGGGTTAGCGATTTGATTGCACGGTTCCAAGAATCGATAAGGCGTCGGCTTCGCTTTGCTCTCGGTCCATACTGTTTTAGTAGTGACTTTATTCTTAATTGATTTCTCCCCAGAGGAATAAAACACAACTCAGAATAAACAACGGTCATAAGCTCCTCTGAGCCTAACTTTTCAATCAAGTAGTTTTGCAACTGGTCAACATACTGGATCTCTCCAAACTCAGTTGCCATGACTATAGCCAATCCAATTGGACTTTTTTTACCAGCTACACAAAGCGCAGAATACATCTCTTGCTTATCAAGAGAGCTTTTCGGAGCTTTGAAGGTATTGCTCATATTCACCGATTTCGGCTTGCTTAGCTTTTCTAAAAGCTCGACAACATTACTCATCTTTCCCTATCCCCAGGTAATCAACAATGACTTGTTTTGCTTCTTCAAACCCATAACAGATCACAGCTAAGTAGCCCTGTTCTGATAAACGTTCAATCCATTCTTTCTGCTCTTTTGACACGGATGATGAAAACCCTCTAGGAGATTTCATCTCTATTCTTAAGCCATGGTAGCCACCAGCAGCAATATCGATAATCAAATCAGGATAGCCTTTACGACCACCTAGTTTCTTAAAATCAGCCTGAGCCTTGTAGCCTCGCTTGCCTTCATTTGGCATGTGAGTAATGTACTCACCCACTTTCTTGCCTTTAAAACTAACGAGCCATGACCATTCAATTAGAGCAGCTTGTTCAGACGTTTCAATTTCTCTTGGCTTCTTCTTTGTAGAGATTCTTAATAAATCAAGCTCACGCATAAATAACCAATAAAGGAAAATATTTTCATCAAACAAGACATTAGTATAACAACAGATTAAATAAATGAAGAGAGAAAGAAACAACATTATTGAAGCCCCTCAACCATTTCTGGCGATCGTTCTTTTAAAACCAAGGGGTATTGAAGGTTACCGCAACGCACTCAACATAAAGTGTCAGCCAGAGTTAAGTATTTCGGTGCGGTAAATTGGAGGGATATTTTGAGAATGGTCTGCACTAATGAATCGAACACTGATGCACTAGCTAACGCAGACCACTCTAAAAATAGCGCTATTACTTACGTTAAACGCTCTGCTTCGCTACTTCTTGTACTGTACAGGTCTTGTCATCATAAACGACCATCTCAAACTCTTCACCATCTTGAATGGTTTGTAGCTGAAGCCCGTTTTCATCTGAATAAGAGATCTGCACTTCTTTGTCGTCTGCACAATGTGCAGATACTTTGACTGTTGTTGTCATACGTTTTCCTTAATGGTGCGTTAAACTGGCACCCCGTAGAGGAATCGAACCTCTCACGTCCTTCCAACTTTTTACGTACTAGCTTAGAAGGCTAGTGTTGGCATACGGGGCAAACTGAAGCTTCGTGCAGGATTTGAACCTGCGACCTAACGGTTAAAAGCCGTCCGCTCTACCACTGAGCTAACGAAGCATATTTTGTTTAGTGGTTTAAAGATGGCTCCTAGCCTTACGGTTTCCCTGCTGATCGACGCGTCCAAAACCACTAAATAAAATCCCTCGTCTTTCCGAGGCGTCAACGCATCTGGTTTATCAAGTCAGATACGACTGATGGTGACTAGCCACCAGCTCTGTTTGCGACTTTCCGCCTGTCATAACGGTCACCGATGAGGAGGACACGGCCCGTTCCGATGCGATTTTACTGTCCTTCTACGTCCTAGTGGCTGGGTCTCATCACCACGTCGGCTTCAGCTTCCACCCGAGAATAGTGGCGCGGATTACGTCGTCATCTTCGATTTTCCGTCTTTATATGACTGCAACGTCATTGCCAAGAAACTTTGTAGAGCGGCTTCAGTACTATTTGAAAATTTCAAAACTCATACGACATTAATTAAGAAATTGGTTGAAGCCACTCAACGAAGTTCCCTAGCTTAGTAATGGGCACCCTAGATCGCCCTATGTGAATCTATTGCGCTGTTGGAACCATCGACACTTCATTGATACGGTCTAATGGTATTTTGAATCCTGCAGCATGCTTATGGCCGCCACCACCAAACAGGGCGGCAACTTCGGAGACATCGATTCCGCCTTCTACTGAGCGCAAACTGTATTTACGGTTATCTTCGCTATCGTAGTAAGTCACAGAGAAAGGTTCGTTAGTCGCCAGCTTGTTACCAACGTCAGATGCAAACATGTACGGACAATTCACAGCAGGTACGTCATAACCGGCAATGATCTGACGATGAGTAAGGAACTCCACCAATCCATCTACGTTTTTGAGATGTGCGCGGTCTATCGCTACACCTTCTTTGTAGAGATCATCTAAGTGGGTAAACATGAGCTTATCCCAAACATCAAACTCCATTGGGTATGAGTAGAGAGCTGCTTGTATTTCTCGTGTACCTAGTAGCTCAAACTTCCATAAGTCACGATCTTGAATATGTTCAATAAGACGAGGCGGCTGAGCGTCACCGTGGAAAACTTCCCACGCTAGCATTGCACCAGATTTAGTCATATCGAACACGCCAGTAATTAAACCCGACTCAAGCAATGGTGTTAGCTCAGCTTCAGCAGTTTTGTGGTGATCGATAACAGTGATGCTTTTAGCTACTTTTGCCATCTGCTCCATAACTTCGCGCTTATAGCTAAAGTCGACAATGACGACATCCTTTCCTGCCACTTCTGGCGGTTCTACTTGATACGTTGCGGCATGAAATTCGATGTCATGGGTATCTTTTAGCGCGTGGTGAACACTCCAAGCTGCTCCCATACCATCACAACAGTTCGCGTGATAAATACACAATAATGGCTGTTTCATTGAGACCTCTTAAGATTTGTTTCGCTTTTCACCAGCAATTGTTATCTCGATAACAGCAACTGTTGGTTTAAGTTGATGCTTGCCGAAAGGAATGCTGTGCTGCTTTAACACCTCAAGAACACTTACTACCAAGTTGTCTGGAAGGCCTTTGTGCAAGTATTGGCGCATTTGCTCTTCAGCTCTCTGTAAGCGGATGCAAAGCATCTTAAATGCTTCATCCTGTTCCTTTTCCAAAGCATACGAATAGAGCTTAAGAGCTTGGCGGAAACCAAGCCCTGCAAGTTCTTGATACTTTTCTGGGTACATCTGGCTTGCTGTTAATTGCATGGTTACGCTCGCTTTGAGCAATAGATGCGAAGGAATACAGAAGACACTTGCTGAAGTGTTCCTCCCCAGTGCTTAAGCCTTAACGCTTGAAGCTTGGTTTGTTGTGATTTGGTCATTGGTCTTTTCCTTGTGAATTGAAAGATGAAAATAAATTCATCGTACGAGACAATAATAGTTCACAAAAGAGGAAAACATCAACAATAAATTAGGTGATAAAAATCACACAAATCCCTCGCACTTTCTGCCTATTACAAATAAAAAAGAGAGCATCATGCTCTCTTTGGTTTAACTCAATTAAGTCAAATAAATAACTCAATAGATGAAATTAAGTAATAGCGCCCAAGTCCAACGCTTTCTTGATGGTCTGCTTTACATAGTACAACTGGGAATCATGCTTTCTTTCCCAACCTGCAGGATCATCATGAAACTTGCGATGCTCATCTGTTGTTAGTGGGAACGTGAATAAGTCATGGGCCTTTGCACCCATCTTACCTTCACCATGCAAAATCAGATGATGAGCGACAACACCGTCAGTTTTACCAGTAACCACACATGGCAACGACCGTACGAACTTCAGGTACTTTTCACTATGCCAGGTGAGCTCTTTCGGTCTGGCCATAAACATTGCTGGTGGTTCGTCATCAATAACTAAAGGGATAGCCTTAATGCGTTCTGGTAACACTGATGCCGCATCTAAGCTATACCTCACGTCACTCTCACGACGAACATTCAAGGTGTTGGCCTTTTCAATATGCTTAACACCGAACGCTTCATCTAAGACAGCTTGAGGAAGATGCTCACTAACATTATTAACAACGCTCCACCAGCAAAGCTCAGGTATAGATACAGGGCGCTCGATTCTAAGCTGATTCTTTACCCCATCTAATCCCCAAAGCATGACGTTTCGCTTCGCAATGCTTACGCCTTTTCTTACTTGATAGTCACGTTCTTCATTATCGTGGTGCCAACACAACCGCGCTGCACCTACTTCATATTCCAGTGTTGTCAGGTTCTTGTCGCAATACTCACCATCTGACAGCTGGCAATGCGGAACTCTATCAAGCCAACGACTAAAGCTACCCAATCTCTTCTGCACTTCATCATTAAGAAAGAAATCAAGCAGCCTTTCATCGTCTACCAGTGATCGACATGAACTATCCGGGACAACCGGACAGTTCACTTTACCACTGGGCGCATTAATCAACTCTTCAGGAAGAGGCATAACAACCAAGCGATTCCCCTGACTCATCTTGACCAATTCAGTTAGCAAGGTCTTACCCGGCTTAAACATCATTAAACCAAGATCAGGTTGAAGGAATGGCTTAAGTATTAGCATTGATAAGTCACCGACAATCCCATATCGAGAGCATGCTCATGCTCCATACGCGCACCTTTCGATTGTTCCCAACCTTCCAACATGTATATTTCGTCAGATACGATCACAATTGGAATACAAATCTGCATGTATTCATGGTGCTCAAGTCCGTCAGGCAATACAGCTGGATTAAGTACAGTAAAACCTTCTTGCTCTAACTCTTGAGCTTTAGAGTGAAAAGCTGGTTTATTGAAATCAGGCAAACCTGTCATTGGTCCTGCTATGTATATCTTTTTCTTCAAGGCTCAATCCTTATAAAACATTGGCGTTAGGAATGATATTTGGCTTTTGGGAACAAACTGCACTATGCCGGGTTTCATAAGCTGATTTGCCCACTCACATCCTTCTGGCGTTCCTATAACTGGTGGTTGATTTAACACCTCAAGCTTTTCAACTTGCTCAATTACCCATTTAAGGTACTGCTCATCGGCTAACAAATGCGGAGCGTTTCTTAAACGTTCGCTTAGCTTCCCTTGCCCTGATTTCATTGACCACCTCCCATTAAACTAAAAGCGGCTCTGAACAGCTCTTGGCTCTCTTCATCACTTTTGTTCTTTACGATTGGTTTAGGGTTCACCTTCACCAGCTGATAGCTGCCGCCTCTTACTAAAGGCGCTTTAAACTCAAACCCAAAGTTATTAGCCAAGCTCTTTGTTAGGTTTGAAACCCTTTGTCTAGCTATTGGCTTTAGTTCCTTATTGTTATTCACAAACTCAGCGATCATTCCGTAATCAAATGACTCTCGATGTTCATAAATAAATTTGGCAACAGCTTTTAGACGTGCGTCGCCGATGAGCTTCAGGTTGTCTTCTAGGTGTACGAAGTTGCTGTCTGTCATAGTCCAGCACCCATCATTTCAAAGCGGTGTTTTTGTTGACGGTATGCGAACGTCATCATGCTTGTTTCTTCGGAGCGACCAGTCTTATCCATAAAAGCTTGAATGCCTTCTTTGTTGAACAGCTCGACCTCCGCAGGTGTCATGTAATGACCAAACCGCTTTTCGCAATTGAGTAAAGGTTTCACTCTCTCATCTTGTGTCACATCTACATGTTGAGTTGATGGGACATGCCAAGCCACACATCGAACAGTACTTAGAGGGATGTTAAGAGCATTGGAAATATGTTCAGGCATGTAACCTTGATCGTGAAGCGCAGATATAACAGCTCGGTCATAGGCTGATACTTTTGAACGATGATGATCTGAAGCTAGCTTTTTAAATGACAGTCCATTTCTCTTACAGACTTTGCATAGAGTCGCAACACTATAACCAAGCTCTTGAGCCGCGAGCTTCACGGTCACTTTTCTCTCAATCATCTGCTTTATTTGAAAGACTAGTGCCTCCTCATTTTCGATATGCTGATAGCGATTTAACGATAGTTTTTTACGTCTTGATGTAACTGAACCATGAGTAGTGTTCATTTCGCTTGCTATGGCGACGTCGGACAGACCAGAGTTAAATAGTGTTCTCAGTTGATCGTCTTCCCATGAGAACCACAACATATTCCCCTTATATAGCTGCCCCATCATAGAAGAAATGTATTCAACACAAACTTGTTCATGCTTTCCTTCAAAAATCATAAGCGCCAATAGCTTTTCTTTATCTTCAGTCGTATTGACGAGTTCTTTTATTTTTTCGGATTGGTATCTATTGGTCATTTGGTCATACCTTGTTTCTTAATGCGGGTGCGAGACCCGCATGTTTGAATTACTTACTGCGTACTTGTCGAGTTAGCTGATCGCGAAGATTAGGCGGAGTGCCTTTGATGGTTAGCGTGTCAGTCTCTACGTCATAGAAAACTCGCTCACCAAGCAGCAAGGTATCGAAGCTGATATTTAACCCGCCACCAGCTCCAACATATTTGGTAAGCTTTCGAACCGTAGGGCGATCACCTGGGAAGGTATCTTCTAGCTCATACCCATTTTCATTGGTGTAATCGATGAAGCTCTTGCCTTCGGCATTTGGTGGTAGCTCAGAGGACAGTTCTTTAACGTCGACCTCTTCACCGTGATTAATTTGACTATTGCAGTAATCAGCAACTTGTTTTTTCACAGGTAGTGATTCGCTCTTATCAGAACCACTTAAGAAATCTTCGATCGCTTGCATGAGGACAATGTTTTGCTCTTTGGTATTAAGCCCAACTTCGGCATCAAGGAAGTCCAAGAAGAAATCAGAAACTTTTCGACCAACACGGCCTTTAACGAAAGAAATGTAGCGGTTTGATTCGTGGTGAATTTCCAAGGCAGTGAGATCAACCACCGCCATCAGTTCGACCTTTACTGTATCGAGGTACGCCGTAGCACTTAGATTCAGGTCATCAAGAACGCGCATGCCGTTGTTTGATGGAATTAGGCCGACCATGAGGTAATCAGTTGCCAAAGATTGGTACTTAGCAAAAACTAAAGTCCCTGTATCAGCAAAGGGATATTTACTTAATTCACCGCGCAGCTTTTCAGAGCACTTTTTAGAAAGCACCATGAAATCAACCGTGTTGTTTAAGTAAGTACCGATGAGCGTTTTAACGTCGCTATCAGTTCTGAACTTTGCAAAGCCCTTTGTCTTGCTGGTGAAGTTACGATGCAACTCTTGAATAAGCGTTTCGTGGTAAGCATCGGCTTGATGCGCTTCTGCTGAGAATCGAACAATCAGTTCGTCTTGTTCGTTCTTGTCCAGCTGGTGCAGTGCTACTGCGTGTAATGAAATACTCATTTATTTTCCTTTTGGTCTTGGTTATGGTCATTTACCTTGTGAGAGCTTCTTCAGCCTCTCTATCCTTTCGGATAACTTGTGCGTTTTACCGCTTTTTGAATATTCCTCCCTTGCTTTGTCTGTTACAGCTATCGATGTATGCCTAGGTAGCGCTCTTAGCTCTTCTTCAGCCAGTATCAAGTTGCCGCGCTTTTCCAATTCATCCGCTTGGCGTAGATACTTGGTGTATATATCCACCTCAGTGCCAGCGCTCGCTCGCCTTAAGTTCCAATCCGCATTGCTGATAACCCATTTTTCAGCTCTTCCTTGAGGCGTCTTACTGAGAAACCTTGAGTAAGCCTCTTCGACTTCTGTTTTTGTTCTCTGGTCTACAGCGGTAATGAACTCACCAAGTACCGGAGGAAAAACGACGCCATTGGATAACCGGCTATGGCAGATCACGAACATTCGGTTTATCTGTAATTCACCTAGCCCGTTTAAGAATCGAATCCACTCTTCACTAGGCTCAGCTCCGTGAATACTCACCCACAACTTCCCGTACAAACTCACCATCATCTTCCAACTGTGAAGACTCGTGGAGGTAAGAACGTTGGATTGCGGTAAGTGACTCTTTAACCGCTGGGGCATCGTTTGGTTTAATTCGGTAGTGCTCGGGGAACTTCGACTGATCGGCAAACTCTCCGTAAGCTTGGTTATGTTGGTTGGCTGGCCCATATCCCTGTGCTCCTGACTGATTCATCTTTGCATCAAGTTGAGCGAACTTATCTCGTAGCTTGGTAGGGCTAAGAATGTTCGCTTTCCAGAAACTGTCTTCGTTGGCAAATTTGAAAACAGTAGCGATCACCTTGTGAGTGAGCTTGTCGCGCTCTCGCATTAAGCGGATGACATCAGCCCAATCATTCAAATTAGCTTTTGCATGAGGAGTAACTTCCTGAACCTTTTCGAACATCCATTTCGCCAGCTTCAAATCATCGCTAGAAAATTTTTGATCTTTTTCAGACAAGGAGTATTTAACTTCAGTAGTTACTTTAAGATCAGTAGTTACTTGTGTCGGCTTAGCCGGATCTGGCTTAGCCGTATTACGGCTTTCACGGATTAGGGTATCCTCTTCCGGCTTTTCCGTAATAGGGTAATCCTGAACGATGTAGATTGTTGACCCATCACCCTGCTTAACTCGCTCGCAAAACTTGGCCTTGATCAACTCGTTCAAAATGCCATAAACACCATCGCGACCAGTTCGCTTCTCGGTTCCTTGGGTTACTTTCATCAAGTGAGAGGCCGAAACTTCCCAGTTATCAGGCTTGCTTAAGAGATAACTGAGCATGCCCATAGCCTGAAAGCTAAGAACGTTATCCCTAAAAACGTCATTCGAGATTCTTGTGAAATTGTCGACTTTTCGCTTGCGGCGGATCGTCGTTGTGGAGCTGCTCATACCTGCCCCCTGATTATCGACCAATACCTAGCCACAGGCTTGTTGACTAACACGGTGTAATGCATATAATTTCTCTTGTTATTTGGTGCTTAAGCACCGGCTTCTAAGAAACCGCCCGCTACGGCGGTTTTTTTATTTCTGCTAGATCAATGCCTTTCTTTTAAAAAATTCACTGCCAAACATGGCCTTCTGAAGTGCATCAATGCTTTTAGGGTGTGACGGTGCTCTGCGAAGCCTGCCGATGGCATGAGGTCGCCGGTAGGTGGCAAACTTCCCGCCACACCTAAAAACACTGAAATTGGTTAATTTATTGGGTTACTAAAGTTCAGAGCGAAGCAACAACCAACAGAATAATATCTTTGATCGTTACATTTAATGTGTCAACAATGGAATTTATTGATTTGTGATTTAGCTTAATCGAGATTCACTTCAAGAATACTGTATAAAAACACAGTTTGTTGCAGAGTTAGAATTGTTCGATAATTATTTTTGCAACGTATGAGACATATTAAATAATTCCACGTTGGACAAATAATAATAAAACGAGGTTATATGACTGACCAAAAGAAAGGACCAGGTAGACCGGGGAGAACAGTCTCACCTAAAGACTACTCTGTGATCGCGACAAACATAGACCGACGCATGCAGGATCTCGGGATAAAGACCAAAGTACAACTCGCTGCAATAAGCGGGGTGTCAAGAACGGTAATCACGAACATATTCATCATGCCAAACAAAGGTGTGATGGCAGAGTCAGCCGTTAACCTTGCCAAAGCTTTAGAGTGCAGGGTTGAATGGCTTATTTCTGGTGAAGGCCCTGTGACTGAAGATGATATATTTGGAGCTCCAATTCTTACCTTTGAATTATTGGAATCCCTTTCATCACAACAGATTACAGCGGTTATAGAAAGCGCAAGGCAAGACCCAACAGTAAAGAAAGCGCCATGCCCTACAGGCTACGGGAATATGAATTTTGCTGTAGCGCTAGACTCAAACATTAACTTTGAAGCTAGTAAAAAGTACAGAAAGTACGAACAGGGTGGTATTGCTTTTTTTGAGAGCCAGAAGAAACCACGTTCCGGAGAACTTGTTCTTGCTCTACCTTTAGAATCAGGCACGCCAGCAGTAATGGAATATTCCAGTGCTCATAGTAAAGCCTACCTAAGCGTACTAAACGACAATTTTACTGAGTCTATTCGAACTGTTGAGCTAGCAGGACAAATGGAAATTTTAGGAACATTCATAGGCTACTCTTACACAGCATAACCCGCCTCAAAATACCCTTTCGATAAATCCGCAGACATGTTCATTGCATTCTGCGGATTTTTATTTTAGTGACAAAAATCACGAAAGCTCAAAAACCGATCAAATTTTATTTAAGTCTAGCCTTCACAAATAGGGTTATTATGTTTATATTGTGTCTCGTACGTGTCATTTTGAGATACAGACAAAGAAAACCCCGCACTAGGCGGGGCATTCACAAGGTTATGACCAAACCGTGATTACTCAGGGCTGGACATGTGACAAGGCGACCAAACCTCATCACTAGCCAGAATAATAACATACATCGTAAACGTCACAAGCAGAGGATAAGCCTAATGACGGTATTTCCTAAAAACCTCTTGGTGTACAAAGCAAAAGAAGGCTTCTCGATTACTGAAGAAGACCTCAAGCGTTGTCTTAGTGACTTCGCATTTGTTGACTGTGGACCTAGTGATAAAGCTAAAACAGGTTGGCTATCTCCATTTAGTACAGAGCAGATGTACCATTGTCATGGTACTCAAGACTTTCTTCTCAAGTACTGCAAACAAGAACGCAAGATCAACGCTTCTGCGTTCAACCAAATGCTTACTCGAACCGTGTCAGCAATGGAAGAAGAAGACGGCCGCCCTCTCAACAAGCGCCAGAAAGACCAAATCCGAGATGAACTTCTCAGCGATATTCTTCCTAATGCACTCCCGGTTAATGATTACATCAATTTGTACATCATTGAATCAGGCAAGTACATTGCCATTGATTCAGCGAATCACAACAAAGCAGAAACCGTACTTGCCCTACTTCGCAAGTCTCTAGGCTCTTTACCTGTAATCCCTCTGTTGGGTGATACACCTGCAGAAACCGTGATCACTGAATGGGTGCGTTCTGGTGAAACTCCTGCGGGTATCGTGCTAGGCAATAGCGCTAAGCTTAAGTCGATTTTGGATGATGGTCCTATTATCGGCGTAAAAAGCGCAGACCTATCCTCAGAAGAAATTCAAGCCCACATTGCACATAACGCAATGGTTCGTGAAGTGGGCATCGACTTTCAAGATCGCGTTGCGTTCAGTCTTACCGATGGAATGCAAATCAAAGGGCTTAAGTTCTCTGACGAAATCAAAGATCAGAATGAAGACATTCCAAAAGAAGATGTATTGGCTCGTCTTGACGCTGACCTTGCTCTGGTATTTGGTGAAATCAAAACACTAATTGCCACCGTCTTTAGCTCGTTCTCTAAGGCTAAGTGATATGGCGTATCAGCTTATCTATGCCGACCCACCATGGCGAACAAACAACGTAAAAACCGGAGGCAGCATGACCTCCGGTGCGCAGCACCAGTACAACACTATGTCGACTAAAGAACTATGTGAAATGCCAGTGCGAGACATCATTGCTGACGAGTCAATCCTAATCATGTGGTATCTGAGCTCAATGCCAATGGACGCAATTCAAGTCGGACATGCTTGGGGATTCAAGAAGTTCCTCAACATGAATGCTCTTGTTTGGGGGAAATTGACCAAATCAGGCAAACATCATTTTGGCTTGGGCTTTGGCACTAGAGCTTCTACAGAATCCGCTTTGCTTATGTACAACGGTTCAATAAGCCGTTCAATAGTCGACAAATCTCAGCGGAACTACTTTGAAGCCAAGATCCCAGTGGATGATAACGGGAAGTACATCCACAGCAAAAAGCCCATAGAAGCCTATGAAAAAGTGGAAGCGCTTGTAGGCAATGTTCCTAGGTTAGAGATGTTCGCTCGCTGCGACGAAAAACGAGAGGGTTGGGATGTGTTTGGTAACCAAGCCGCCAGCTCGATTATCTATCAGCCAGCTCAGTTCATTATTCCATAGAGTGAGGTACGAAATGGATAAACAACAATCACAAGCAAACGAACCTGCAAACGAAGAGGTTCAAATTATCCGTGTGGGTGAAGTGATGAAGCTTACTGGTTTCTCTCGCTCATCTGTTTATCGCCTTGAGACAACGGACGAAAACTTCCCAAAAAAAGTGCAGATCGGACCTAAAGCAGTAGGTTGGATTAAACAGGAGATCCTTAACTGGTTATCTCCAAAAATAGCAAACCGTAAATAACCGCCACCAGCGGCATTCACAAGGTAAAGACCAAATGACCACTCAAACGACACAACATGGAGTTACGACATTTCGCAACTCGCAAGAAGCATTCATTCACAAGCATGTTTCTCAAATCCTCACCAACAAAGGACATGAAGCATCTGATGTAAAACGTGCAGCTAATTTCGCCGTTGATACTTATCGAAACACTGCATCATTCGGTGGTTCTAGGGGGGGGAAGTGTTTCGACTACTGCCTTGCAAAAGCTGAACAATTGCTTTCACCAGTGAAAAAGCAAGCTGCAAAAAACGCACGTAAGTC